CCTCTGCTATATTGGGATTAAATGACGCACATATAAAATACCATTCTCTGTAATCTTGAGGTATGAATGTTGTATTAAGTAAACGTGTTTGATTTTGTAGTTCAGTTCCAAGTTGTTCTTCATTTAAATAGGGAATTACAGTATTTAATTTATCAAATGGATTAGAACCGACATGAGAATCTCGTATTTGCCCATTATCGTTAACAATTAATCTTACAAATCTGGCAGTGTTTGAATTATCAAAAATATTTGTATTATAATTTGTTAAAGCTTTTTGTGCATCATGCCAAGTGTCATAACCTGAACTTAAACACTCATCATTTTTATTTAAAACAAAAGTTTCTAAGGTAAAACCAAAAGCATTATCATCTGGATTACCACCATTGTTAACACCTTTTATTGGATTACCAAAATTAAATAAAGTTCCATTTGAAACTTTATCTAAAAATCTAACCCACATTGTAATTGTAAAACCAGTCCCATTAGTCACACCATTACCATCTAAAGTATCTAAATAAGTTAGATTACTTGGGTCTAAACCCTCAACAAATTCTTGATTCGTATTGCGAATAATAATACCTTGATTTGGATTTCTAAATTGTAAATATCCACTTGATTGATTTTGATAAGTTGGTATATCTTCTAATTCAATCGGGTCTTCTAATATATCATCCAAGTAAGGAAGTATTGTATTATAAATATCTTCAATGGTTCTTGATGAATTTGTGTCATTAGCTGTTGACTTTAATCTATGAATAAATGCATTTTCCTCATCAATATTTCCATCTTGATTATCTTGAGCATATGAAATACTATTATTTCGTTGGTATTCTAAATCACCATCCCATTTTCCATTAGGATCTCTATCAACTCCTGGAACACCATCTACATCAAATTGAGGTAGGTTTGGTGGAAGTAACACGTTTAACTCTTGAAAGAATCTAATAATTCTAGCTTGTCTTGTATCACCTGTTGGAAGTAATTCAAATATATTTGTATCTAAAAATTCATTAGCCTTATCGACATCTACAATTGATGACGATTGTTGTAGTGGTATAAATTGACTTACATTTGAAAAAGTTCCATCTTGTACAATCAATTCTGTAATGTCTTGTAAACCAGATAATCCACCGCCTGATAATGTAATTGATATTCCATTATCGACTCCCTCATTTATTGATACTAATAAAGTATCAAAGTTTGTAATTTGGTTAGCTATTTCTGTTAAAGCTCCATCACCAAAATTAAAATCTTCTTGATTTGCTTTTATATCTTTTTGAAAAAGTGCTAAAACACCACTACCTTGTCCAGATTGTAATTGTCCGTTACGAATAAACTTTTGATTATCTTGAACATCTGTAGTATTTACTAATGAACTCTGAATTAGAGATTCAGCTATTCTATCTAATAATAACTCTGGTTTATTATCGGGTTGTTCACCTTGAAATTGAGGTTCTTGATAGTTTTCATTTTCCTCTGTTGTATAAGCCATACTTATTTCCTCTTAACTATAAATTCAAAATCATCATCAAACACTTGTTCTTGTCCATCATCTAATTTTAATTTTAATAATATTTT